TATTTTGCGACGGAGCCGTTCATGCAGGTGATCATTTTATATTTACTGATGCTTGGCACCCTGGTGTCGTCAATTTAAAATATATGAGTGAACTACTGAACATTCCAGTAGTCACACATGGCTTATGGCATGCTGGTAGTTATGACCCTCAAGACTTCTTAGGACGTCTTGTTGGTAACAAGCCCTGGGTTAGACATGCTGAGAAAAGTTTTTTTCATTCATTTGATTACAACTACTTTGCCACAAACTTTCATATTGAATTGTTTTATGCTAATCTATTAAACGATTATCCAATAGAAAATCCGTGGTTTAGCGAACATTTAAATGAAATACTCAACGGAGAAGATTCTAGGTTTGTTCGCACTGGCTGGCCAATGGAGTATATGTTAGCTACTCTTGCTCCTTATAAAGGCATGAAGAAACGAGATTTAATTTTGTTTCCGCACCGTATTGCTCCAGAAAAGCAAGTTGAAATTTTTAGAGACTTAGCTACGCACTTACCGCAATACGAGTTTGTTGTTTGTCAAGACCAACAGCTAACAAAACATGAATATCATATGTTGTTAGGCGAAGCAAAGATGGTGTTTAGTGCTAACTTACAAGAAACACTAGGCATTAGTTGCTATGAAGGTGCTGTAGTTGATGCTATACCTATGGTGCCAGACAGACTTAGTTACACAGAAATGTATTACGATATATTTAAGTATGAAAGCAAATGGACTGAATCGTGGGACGCTTACAATGTGTATCGCCCAGATTTATGCCGTGCTATTATGTCACATATGGATTACTATAATACTAGACTTCCGCAAGTGACACAACAAACGGAGTCACTACATGACAACTTCTTCAGTGCCACAGGCTTACTCAACAACATCAAATAGCTTAGATACTATTACAATTAGTGGTTTAGATAGTATCGATTTGAGTTCATTTACCACTATAGATACTTCTAGTATAGGTACTTCTAGTATAGGTACTAGCTATCCATCTTATACTTATACCAATGGTACTATGGGTTCTATTAGTATATCGCCTACTATTTCAACACTAACTACTGGTCAGCTTAATACAATCACTAGTATTAATACTAGTGATTTTAAGATTAATTTTCCAGAAGAATGGGTTAACTGTTTTCCAGATTTTGATCGAATTGAAAAAATGTGCAAAGAATATCCTGGATTAGCCATTGCATTTGAAAAATTTAAGACAACATATAAACTAGTGAAAGACCACTATGACACTCCTGAAAATCAGAGACCGCGTCCTTAATTGGCTAGAACGTCATGACCGCAAACGTATTATCATGGACAGACAGAGTAACGAACCTTTGCTGACTCGTTACTACATCTTTTTAAAAGATCGTAAGTGGTTTCCGTTTAATGCGTTTATTCATAAGTTTCACAAAGGTGATCCTGGAGATGTGCATGACCACCCTTGGCCTTATGCCACATTAATTTTAGCAGGTGGCTACTATGAGTATGTCCCAGAATTTAATTCCAAAGGAGAAATGATTGGTGAGATCAAACATTGGCGGAAGCCTGGTCATTTTCGCACTTGTAGTGCTAGTAGTTATCATCGCATTGAACTAGATCCAAATGTAACACCATGGACTTTGTTTATGCCTGGTCCTCAAAAACGTGAGTGGGGATTTTTAGTAAAAAATAAATGGATACACAATGAGCTCTATCTTGAAGAACAGCGTCAGTAATGGATTGGTTGGAGCCACAGTAGGCGGAGTTTTTACTACTAATAATACAAGTTCGGCTGGCCAGATTCTAACATCAACCGGCAGTAATGGCACTTATTGGACTACCGGTACTACTTCTGTTCCGAATGAAGTGTTAACAATTAATCAATCCAATCCGCCAGAATTAGACGTCAAAGGTCGACTAGTATTAAATGGACAGGACTTAGAAGAACGGCTAAAGACAATCGAAAAGGTCTTGCAAATTCCTGAAAGAGATGTTAAACTAGAAAAGAAGCATCCAAAGCTAAAGAAGTTATATGATGACTACATTAATGCGTTGGGTAAGTATCGTACATTTGAAGCAATTAAAGGAGATGAAGATGGAACTACACGAAACAGTTAAAGACACGTATAAAGAAACGATCATTAAAAACGAGATCGGCTTTCGTCTTACATTGAAAAAACACGAAGTACTAAGACCTAAAGGTCTGTTTAGTATTAATATGGTGCAAGAAAGTTTGAAAACAGATGGCACTATATCAGATTCACAAACTTATAACTTCTTTATGACTGAAGAAGAACTACAAAAACTAGCATCTGGTCTTACTGCATGAAGAAAATTTATTACACTTGGCAACAAGTAGAAGGTGCGGTTTTAGATATTGCTAGACAGATGAACGCACACTATTGGCGGCCAGATTATATTGTAGGCATTACTAGAGGTGGGCTTGTTCCCGCTAATTTGCTTAGTCAATACACTGGCATTAAAATGAACAGTTTAGACATTAGTCTACGAGACGGTGGCGATTGTGTTAGTAATGCAAGCATGGCAGATGATGCATTTTCTGGCAAAAAGATTTTGATAATTGATGATATTAACGATCAAGGATCAACTGTTAACTGGATTAAAAAAGATTGGCAAAGCATGGCATTTGAAACAGATCCTAAATGGGAATCTATTTGGGGCGATTCGGTTCGCTTTGCAGTACTAACACACAACCAGTCAAGTGAATTTAAAGATCCCGACTATTATGTATGGACTGTAAACAAAGCAGAAGAAGACTGTTGGTTAGTTTATCCCTGGGAGGAATTTTGGTTATGACTTCAGCACTATTAAAACTTGTAGCGGGTATTGTACTCATCGTACTTGCTGTTATTTTTGGACCCATAGTAGGTATATGGAGTTTGAATACATTATTCACTTCCTTAGAAATTCCATATACTTGGCAGACATGGTTGGCATTTAATTGTTTATTTGGTGGTAGCGTTGCCGCAAGGTTTAAAAAATGACCCTGACAGCAAAAGAACTCAAAGAGAAAATTGCTAGAGTTGAACAAGACTTACAAAACCTTTCTGAGGAAAGCGGAAGTATCCAAGCTGTTTCAACACTATCAAGCTATAAAGAATATTTAGAAGATGAGCTTCGCATACTTGAACAAGCAGAAAGAAATGCCAAACGTTAATTCCATTATCAGACAAAATTACGATGTAATTATTGCATTAGTATGTGCACTGGCAGTCTGCGCTTACACAGTATGGTATGTAAATGCGCATCCTCAAATTACTGTAAAATACGATTGTTCGATTGCTGAAATAAGTCCAGATTATCCTGTTGCTGTTAAAGAAGGTTGTAGAAAACTTCGAGCAGAAAATATATTGCAAAAACCTAAATAAACCTATATAATATAAACATAGGAGTAATAATGACCACGTTTACAACAGAAGATTTACAAAACGTTCTTGCTGGTGCTGCTGTACAAGGCGATGACGATAAAGAATATAAAGAAGCTAATTTAGCAGATGTTATCCGCTTTAAAATGAAGCGTGATAACAAACGCTTTTGGGCTGGTGATAACATCAGCGAATACATCAGCGAAGAAAACAAAGCTGTTCTAATCAAAGAAGCTACACTAGCTTTTGAGAAAGTTTTAGACACATTGCTTATTGATCGTGAAACAGATCCAAACTCGCACGGTACTGCGAAGCGTCTTGCTAAAATGTACTTTAATGAAATAATGAGTGGTAGATATGAACCAGCACCAGATGCAACAGCATTTCCAAATGATTCGGCGGACCGTTATGAAGGTATGCTCGTTGTTCGTAGTGAGTTGCGCTCTATGTGCAGTCATCATCACCAGCCTGTTACCGGTGTTGCTTATATTGGTATTATCGCGGCGCAAAAACTTATTGGACTCAGCAAGTACACACGCATCGCACAGTGGTGTGCAAGACGTGGCACTCTCCAGGAGGAACTTTGCAATGATATTGCTAGGGAAATCCAAAAAGCAACAGGCGCACAGGATCTAGGTGTATATGTACAAGCTATACATGGATGTTGTGAGAATCGCGGTATTATGGCCAAAAGCAGTTTAACACAAACTACAGTACTCAAAGGTGCGTTTAAAGACGACCATGGCACTAAGAAAGAATTCTTTGATAACATTAAAATGCAACAGGAGTACGCTTCAAAATGACCACAGCTAAAGACCTAACTGATCAACTGATTAACCGTGCTATGAATCTAAAAGAATTTGTAGTTGAACGAGATATGCGTGATTTGCCAGCCGGTGTAATTAAATTTAATGTACAACATAGTGTAGGTCAACCTGCTCGTATTTTTGTTCCTGCACTTACACAAGAAGAAGCAGAAGCTATGGTTGACGAATGGTTTGAAGAGGATGTGGAATGACATATCAAATTCCAGCTGAAGGCATTATGAAAACTAATGATTGGGGAAACTCAAGAGTCTATCGAATTGCTTGCGAGTGCGGTGACGAATCTCATAATCATAATGTGTGGATTGAAGCAGAAGATACAGGTATTGCTGTTACTGTCTATACAACAGGTAAAACAAATTGGTGGAGTAAAACACGCTGGTATCACATTTGGACATTGCTAACTAAGGGTTACATCGATACAGAATCTGTTGTTCATTTAACCAAACAACAAGCATTAAACTATGCAGAGACATTAAAATCTGCTATAATAGACGTAGAAGAATTTAGGAAACAAAATGTCAAAGATTAAGATAGCAGAATTATTTTATAGTATACAAGGTGAAGGACGCTACATGGGTGTGCCTTCCGTTTTTTTGCGAACATTTGGCTGTAACTTTAAATGTGCAGGATTTGGTATGAATCGAGGTATGCTGAGTAGCGAAGCTGAACAACTTGCACTGGTGCACCAAGTTACTCCATTTAAACAATATGAAGATTTACCTTTAGTTAGTACAGGATGCGATAGCTATGCAAGTTGGCATCCTGATTTTAAAGATCTCAGTCCAATGCTTACTAGCGAAGCAATCGCAGATCGTATTATAGAGATTCTTCCGCAGGACTATTGGATTGACGAGCATTTAGTAATTACAGGCGGCGAGCCACTACTAGGATGGCAACGTGCTTATCCAGAATTGTTAGATCATCCTAAGATGGCAGGACTGAAAGAGATTACATTTGAAACAAATGGTACTCAGCAATTAACTCCAGAATTTAGAGAATACCTAAGAGACTGGGCATCTAAAAATGATGAAAGAGAAATTACATTTAGTGTAAGTGCTAAACTTCCAGCAAGCGGTGAATCTTGGGAAGAAGCTATTCGTCCAGAAATCGTGTGCACTTACGAGGATGTAGGTACAGCATATCTTAAATTTGTTGTAGCAACAGAGCAAGATATCAAAGATGCTGAACGTGCGGCTGGAGAATATCGTGCGGCTGGTTTCGAAGGTCATGTATATCTTATGCCCGTCGGTGGTGTAGAAAGTGTTTATACTCTCAATGCAAAGAATGTAGCATTAGCGGCTATGAAACGTGGGTGGCGCTATAGTGATAGATTACAAGTGCCACTCTTTAAAAACGAATGGGGTACATAATGTTTTTTATGCTTTGTTTTACAATTGGTTGGATACTACTCTTGATATTAGTATTACGATGGGTTAAAAATACGCCGAGTGCTTGTACAGGTAATTGTAGACAAGGCAGAGATTGCAACTGTATGGAAAAGAAAAATGAAAAACTTGATTAAAAAATGGTTTGGTATTGATAAGCTAGAAGAGAATTTAAAAGTTCTCAAAGAAATGGAGTCAAAAGCAGTTGTGGCTACAGCTGAAGCTCAACAAGCAGAACATACAGCAAAACTAACTCCAAAAGAACGTGCTACTGCCAAAGGTGAACCTTGGGTAGCGGTTTTAGATACTCATATTAACAAAGAAAATGTACGTAATGGGTTTTTTGAGCTTGACTGGAATGATGAATTTGTAGTACAATTGAAACAAGCAGGTTATGGTTTTGACGGTGACCCTGATGAAGAGATTGTGGATCGCTGGTTCAGAGATTTGGCCGCAAACATGCTAGCAGAGTCAGGGCAAGATCCTAGTAGATCAAGTGCTGGATTTATTAACGTAAGTAGATTGGGCGGCGGTAAAGCCGTAGTTGAATGACATATATTTTAGTTGATACTGCAAATACATTCTTTCGTGCTAGACACGTGGTACAAGGATCAGCTGACATTAAGTTGGGTATGGCTTTTCATATTACACTTAACAGTATTAAGAAAGCCTGGAATGACTTTGGAGGAAGCCATGTAGTGTTCTGTCTCGAAGGTCGTAGCTGGCGTAAGGACTATTACAAGCCTTACAAAGCTAATAGACAAGAAACTCGTTCGGCAATGACGCAAAAAGAACAAGATGAAGACAAGCTGTTCTGGGAAGCGTTTGATGAGTTTAAAAACTTTATTACAGAAAAAACTAATGCTACAGTAATGCGTCATGAGAATCTAGAAGCAGACGATTTGATTGCTGGCTGGATCCAAGCGCACCCGCATAGCAAACATGTTATTATCAGCACAGACGGAGATTTTGCACAGCTTATTGGCCCCAATGTTAGCCAATATAACGGTGTAGGTGATTTACATATTACACATGAAGGTATCTTTGATGCAAAAGGTAAACCCGTTAAAGACAAAAAGACAGGCGAGCCAAAGCCGGCGCAAGATCCAGAGTGGATGCTGTTCGAGAAATGTATGCGTGGTGATACCAGTGATAATGTCTTCTCGGCGTATCCAGGTGTGCGTACTAAAGGTTCTAAAAACAAAGTTGGTCTTATGGAAGCGTTCGAAGACCGTAAAAGCCGCGGATATGCGTGGAACAATCTCATGTTACAGAGATGGGTTGACCACAATGGCGTCGAACACAGAGTCTTAGAAGACTATCAACGTAACGTACAATTATGCGACTTAACCGCACAGCCTGACGATATTAAAGAAAAGATCAAAGATACTATCAATACTAATGCTAGACCTAAGGAGGTTACGCAAGTTGGTATCCGTATGCTCAAGTTTTGTAATGCTTGGGATATGAAAAAAATTGCAGACAATATTCAGTCGTATGCAGAGCCCTTCCAAGCAAAATACCCAACAACATATATTCAACTAGAGGATTAAAATGGCAAAATTAAACAAATTGGCAAAAGTAAATGAATCAATCACTATCAATCGTTATGACAACGCATGGATGGTAGAAATTGGTGGACGTGACAAGAAAGAAGATTGGAAGACTACAAAAACTGTTTGTAATACAGAAGAAGAATTAATTGCGTTGATCAAAGAATACAACACAATGGATTTGGATAATTAAGGAGATTATTATGTTTGGCGCAAATTATACAAATGGCGGTATTCTAAATTACCGATCTGCAGGTGAAATTAATGAAGCAATGGGTCGTGTTTATGGACATATGAGCCTTGCTGTTATTGTATCCATGATTGTTAGCTATTTTGTAGGCACAAGCCCAGAGTTGTTACAATTCTTTTTTACAGGAGTAATGAAGTGGATTGTAATTTTTGCTCCTCTAGTTGCTATCTTTGGTGTTAGCATGGTACTAACTGACAACCCTAGCAAAGGTGTTGCTCAATTATGCTTACATGGTTTTGCGGCATTAATGGGATTGAGTTTTGCTACAATCTTTGCTATCTTTACCATGGGATCGATTGTTAGTGCTTTTATGGGTGCGGCAATCCTATTTGGTACTATGAGTTTTTACGGATACTTTACTAAACGTAGCCTTGAAAGTCTTGGACAATTTCTGTTCATCGGATTAATTGCTATTGTAATTGCTAGCATTGTTAATATCTTTATTGGCTCAACTGTAATGCAAACTGTTATCTCAGCATTGGCAATTATTATCTTTTTAGGATTAACTGCCTATGATACTCAACAGATCCGTGAAATGGTCAGTGTTGACTCTAGCCCAGCAGTTGAAGTTACTGGTGCTCTAACTCTTTACATGGACTTTATCAACTTGTTTATTAACTTGTTGCAGATTTTTGGTGATAGGAAATAATCATGGCTACATGGACAGTAAGTACACATTATAAAAAATCTTGCCAAGAAGTTGAACATTGGGTTCGACGAGAAGGCGATGGTAAACTCACAGTCACTAACGGTTTCCGTTATGGCGAATGGACTGTAGAAACTACAGATGACAATCCTCCAGAATTTGAATTTGTAGAAGTTCCTGGTGGCGATGGCAAACGAGACAGTATCAATATGTTAGATTGTGAAATTAACAATATCGAAAGCGTTGAACTAGTTGAAATGTTCGACGGCGGTTGCTGGTATGATGTCGAGTTTGAAGACCTTACAGAAGAAGAGGAAGAAGAGATTCAAGAGTTTATTGATGAAAATAGCATCTATGAATTAGAAGATCGTGAAGATGATTCCTGGTACAACGATGAAACTGAATGGTGGATCTGGGGACCAATTGAAATTAAAAACGAAGCCGGCGAAACTGTACGCATCATCTGCGCAGATGAAGAAGGTAATGTTGTAGACTTCAAGGAAGAATAATGCCTGTATACTTAATCAAGCCCTTACATAAAAAGAGCATTTGCTGGCACATTGAAATGTTCCGCGAAAATGCAGACGGCAGTATCAGTTGGTTTAACATCGATGATCACTACCGGTGGGGACAAGGGTTTGTTGAAGAAGATATGGATTGTAATTTGCCATGGGAAGGCGATATACAAGCACATGCCAAAACAGACTGCGGTTGGGGATCGGAACTAGACGATCAGCATGCATGCTGGTTTGAGTTTAGCGATGATATAGACGATGTTGAAAAAGAAGCTATTGAATCAGCTTACCACGAAGGCGGCGCGGGTTGGCTATTTGATGGAGAACACGACTGGCAAGTTGAAGATGATTATTTGATCATTGATGCTCCTTTTCAAGTTAGCCTTTGTGAAGACGATGGCACTATTATTGAAGAAAATGTTAAACTCAAAACTAGAGAACAAATAGCAGAAGAAATTAAAAATATTCCCAGCTGGCCTTTTAATGGAGATAAAAATGGCAACTCGTAAAAAGAAAACAGAATCAACAGCCGGATGGCCTAAAGTTACAGTAGGTAGTCATTTAACTGTAACCACTTACGAAAATGGTAAAACTGAACTTGAATGGGACGACGAGGCACTAGCTCAAGATGTAAGAGCAGCGTTAAATTCAGTTGAACAAGAAAAACCAAAACGTACACGTAAGAAAAAAGATGAATAAATACATACATTATTCAGGTGCTTACGAGGCCGAATAATATAAGGAGAAAAATATGACAGAAGTATACGCCAAGCCTATTGTGGATGGTAAATTTTGGATTGTAGAACAAGACGGGTCTAAAATCGCAACATTACATAAAAAAGAAAATAATAAATTCATCTTAAGTAGTACTACAGGTGAAATTATGTTTAATCGAAAACAAGACTTAACTAAACAATTTGGAGAAGGATTCTTCCTAAATAGTCCTAAAGTTAAAGTTACTCAAGCAGACTTAAACGAGTGTCATGGTTTTGCTACAAGTGTTAAACCATATAATGCTATGTATGATGTAAGACGTAAACTGCCATTGTTTACTAAAAGCAATGCCAGTAAAAGTTTGTATTGTGCAGGTTACTATGTTATCAAATTTAACAAAGGTTGGGTGAAGAGTTTTTGTCCTAAAGTTATTACACTCGAACGTAATGAATACAAAGGACCATTTAAGACTGAGTTTGAAATGAAACAGGTACTTGCTAATGCAAAATCAGATTAACTTAACACCTATAACACAGTTTACTCAGCAGCTTCGTGCTGCTGAGTTAAGTCAAAGTAAAGAAGTAAAAATACCTATTCAACAGGCAAGATTACTGTCTTTGGCATTAAATGAAATACAAGATAAGCTTCTTCAGGACTATACAGCATTGCTATTAGAACTTAAAACAAGTTCAGAGACGGAAGTAATACAGGTTAATATGGACGGTGGCGGTTTTAAAGACATTTAAGGATAAATATATGCGTATATTTCGAGGATACGCAATGAGTCGCCCAAAACCAAAAGTCTTGCTTGAGTACACTAATAAGCAAAATTATAAATCAGAGCAAATTCTGGAATCTGAAGCCATCTGGGCAGTGTTCTATAAAAACGAGCCGTTTAATCTAAAGAGCTTTAACAGCCTTACTTCCTACCCTGGACCTAAATATAAAAAAGTATCATTTAGCAATCCAGGACATGCTCACAATCTTGCTAAGAAACTTAATTTAACATTTGGAACTACAGATTTCCAAGTGGTAAAATTGACCTCTGGCACTATCGTGAAATGATATCCAGAAATACTCTAACCAAAATTTTCCTACAACAGTGGGGCAAAAGTACAGACGATGCCAATTTGAAATTGTTTGGCCGCAAATGGTGGCAAAGTACAAGAGTTGGCAAAGATGATGCTTTTAGACTTAGCGATGATGGTTACGAGTTTTTGGTAAAAGAATTGGACTTAAAAGAGTACGAGATTCCATTTACTGAACCTATTGAACTCAGTCCCCAAACAATTATATTTTTGGAAAGATATGTGGATTGCCCATACTATCTTACTCCAATGTCAATTACTGTATTTTCTGAACGTAAGAGTTTTGAGCTAATGTTGTTTTCTGACGACATAAGAAAATTTGGTTTGATAAAAGCCATGAGCGAAAGACAAAAAGAATTAGCCAATACCGACGAAAAATAAAAAATAAGTGTT